GGCCGCATTTACATCAGCGGGCTGGTGCGTAACGCCAAAGATGCCCAACGGATGTACAACTATTGGACTAGCCAAGAGGCAGAGATGCTTGCGCTGGCTCCAAAAGCACCGTTTATTGGTTATGGCGGGCAGTTTGAGGGCTACGAGTCCCAATGGAAAACCGCAAACACCAATAACTGGCCTTATTTGGAGGTCAATCCTGATGTGACTGACGGCCAGGGTGCGATTTTGCCTTTGCCTCAACGCGCACAACCACCAATGGCGTCATCTGGTCTGATGCAAGCCAAATTGGGTGCGTCGGAAGACATTAAGTCTGCTACCGGGCAGTACAACGCCAGTTTGGGCCAAACGTCTAATGAACGCTCCGGCAGGGCTATTTTGGCCCGCCAGCGTGAGGGTGATGTTGGCACTTACCACTACCAAGACAACTTAGCGCGGGCTGTTCGCTATGTTGGTCGGCAGTTGGTTGACATTATCCCAAAGATTTACGATACGCAGAGAATTTCCCGCATTATTGGGCTGGATGGCGAAACGAAGATGGTCAAAATTGACCCGACTCAAGCCGAGCCAGTGCGTAAGATCCAGAATCAAGAAGGCATTGTGATCGACAAGATTTACAACCCGTCTGTTGGTAAGTACGACGTAGTGGTTGCAACTGGCCCGGGCTATGCGACCAAGCGCCAAGAGGCTCTTGAAGCAATGGCGCAACTGTTGCAGGGCAACCCGCAGTTGTGGACGGTCGCGGGCGATCTGTTTGTCAAGAACATGGACTGGCCCGGAGCGCAAGAAATGGCAAAACGGTTTGCCAAGACGATTGACCCCAAGCTCATGGGTGACGCCGAGGACAACCCGGCCCTGCAAGCTGCCAACCAGCAGATGCAAGCGATGGCGGCAGAGTTGGATCAGTTGCACCAGATGTTGCAGAATGTTGGCAAGTCAATGGAAGCGCAGGACATGGAGCGCAAGGACTACGAAGCCAAGATTAAGGCGTTTGACGCTGAGACTAAGCGTATCGCAGCGGTCCAAGCGGGTATGTCTGAAGAGCAGATCCAAGACATCGTTATGGGTACGCTACACGGTATGATTACGAGTGGCGATCTGGTTAGCGAGATGCCCGGACGGCAAACGAACGAAATGCTGCCGGAATCGGCTGAGTACGCACCACAGCAAGGGATGATGCAATGAAAGCCGCTGATTTCGTAGGTCTGTTGTTCTTAGCGCGTGATGTATCCCATAGCGTACACCTGAACACCCGTAGTTACAGCAAGCACAAAGCGTTGCAGAAGTTTTACGAGTTGATCATTGAAGCGGCAGACGATTTTGCCGAAGCCTATCAGGGGCGGCACGGTTTGATCGGTCCAATTACGTTGATGTCAGCCAAAAAAACGACTAACATCATAGAATTCTTGGAAGCTCAGTTGGCTGAGATTGAAGCCGCTCGTTACGAAGTTGTCGACAAGACTGATATGTCTTTGCAGCAGTTGATTGACAATATTATTGAAGTCTATCTGAGAACCCTCTACAAACTACGCTTCTTGGCGTGAGGTAAATATGGCCGCGACGTACAAATATTTAACGGCATCGGCTAACGTCAAGCCGATGGGTGGCAAGCTCAAGGGCATCTTCGTATCTGCCGCCAGCAGTACACCTACGATTACGGTGTACAACAGCGCAGCCGCTACCACGACCGACACGATTGTCGGGGTATTTACGCCAACTGGTGCAACCAGTTATGTGTTTACCGGCGACGAAGGTGGGGTTTACTTTAGCTCCGGCCTGTATGTTGTGATTAGTGGAACCGTTGCAGCAACGGTTTTCTTTGAGTAAAGCATGGCAAATACAACGATTACGGCACTACCGTCAGCGACTACCCCGCTTGCGGGAACCGAAGTCGTTCCTATTGTCCAGAGCGGCGTAACTAAAAAGGTTGCGGTTAGTGCGATTGGTGGTGGCTCGGGTACAGTCACCAGCGTATCGGTTGCTACTGCAAACGGTCTGGCTGGTTCCGTTGCTAGTTCAACGACCACGCCAGCAATTACGCTTTCAACGACGGTTACCGGGGTTCTTAAAGGCAACGGTTCGGCAATTTCTGCCGCAACTGCCGGAACTGATTATCTTGTACCCCCGTCTGGAACGTCCATTCTTAAAGGTAATTCTGGTGGGGCGCTGGCAAATGCTGTAGCCAATACAGACTATCAATCTCCGATTGCTTTGACAACTGTTGGAACCAGCGGCGCAGCTACGTTTAACGGCACTACGCTAAACATTCCAAATTACGCCAGCGGCGGCGGGTCTGGCACGGTCACTAGCGTTGGTATTTCTGCTCCAGCGTTTTTATCTGTTGGTGGTTCACCAGTCATATCATCTGGAACGCTTGCGCTAACGTACTCAGGTACTGCGCTGCCAGTTGCCAATGGTGGTACAGGCCAAACGTCTGCGACTGCAGCGTTTGATGCGCTTGCCCCAACCCAAACGGGCAATTCTGGCAAATACCTGACAACCAACGGTTCAACAACGTCTTGGGCTACGGTGTCTGGTTCTGGAACCGTAACAAGCGTCGCACAATCGTTTACCGGCGGTATTGTTTCTGTTGCTGGTTCGCCAATCATATCGTCTGGCACGTTGGCTTTGACCGTTGCCGGAACCAGCGGCGGCGTCCCTTACTTTTCAAGCGGTACGACTTGGGCATCTAGCGCAGCACTTGCGTCTAACGCGCTTATGGTTGGTGGTGGAGCTGGAACGGCCCCATCAACAGTCACAACAGGAACGGGTGTTGTTACGGCATTGGGTGTCAATACCGGATCTGCTGATGCTTTTGTTGTTAACGGTGGGGCGCTCGGCACGCCGTCGGGCGGCACGGTCACAAACCTGAGCGGGACGGCCAGCATTAACATCAACGGTACAGTTGGTGCAACAACGCCAACAACCGGCGTATTTACAACTGCAACCGCTCGATCAACCGCAGTACAAGATTTTGTTGCATTGCAAGGTCGTGCTGGTGGAACGAATAGCTACGGTGTAACGCTTACCCCAACGACGCTGACTGCCAGCCGCACGTTAACGCTGCCAGATGCCAGCGGAACAATTCTGCAAAGCGGGACAACAGTTACGGTTGGGCAAGGTGGTACGGGGGCGTCCACACTTACGGGTGTTTTAAAAGGTAATGGCACTAGCGCATTTACTGCCGCCACTTCTGGTACGGATTATTCGGCAGGTACAAGCGCCCTTGCAACAGGTATTGTCAAATCAACAACCTCTACTGGAGCGTTGTCAATTGCTGTTGCCAACACAGACTACCAGTCTCCGATTACGCTTACAACAGTTGGTTCTAGCGGAGCCGCGACATTTAACGGTACTACGCTTAATATTCCGGTATACACGGGCGGTGGTTCTTCTGGCCCCATCCTTGAATCCTACCAAACCATCAGTTCCAACTATTCCCTAACCTCTGGCTCTAATGGTTTTAGTGTTGGGCCTGTATCTGTGGCGACTGGCGTTGCCGTAACTGTACCTACGGGCCAAGTTTGGCTCATCGCTGCTTAAAGGATCAATCATGAGCGCAATCAAACTTCAAGGCAATGCCAGCAATACTGGTACTTCAGTTTTGCAATCGGCAAATATTTCAACCACGGTTACCCAGACGCTTCCAACTGCTGATGGGCAGACGCTTGGTTATCTCAACGCTCCTCCGGTTGGGACCAAAAGCGCTTCGTATACATTGGTTGCTGCCGATGTTGGAAAATATGTCCAACTTACAACTTCTGGCGCGATTGTCATCCCCGCATCAGTTTTTGTTGAAGGCGATTTAGTTGTAATTTACAACAACACCAGTTCAACCAAAAGCATTACTTGCTCGGCAGTAACTGCTTATCTTGCTGGTGGTACGGGTACTGCTGTAACGTCAGCAACGATTGCAATCCAAGGTGTTGTCACCGTTCTGTTTAGTTCTGCCACCACTTGCGTCCTGACGGGCAACGTGTCATGAGTGGGATTATGCTTGCTGTGTTGGGTGGGAAAGCTGGTAGTATAGCACCTTCAACCGTTGAATATCTTGTTGTTGCTGGTGGTGGCGGTGGTGGTGCTGATCTCCTTGTTAGTAGATGCGCCGGAGGCGGTGGAGCTGGTGGATATTTAACTGCAACCGGATATGCAGTAACCGTAGGAATCCCAATAAACGTAACTATTGGTGGGGGTCAACCCGGAGGTAATGCCACATTAGTCACGGGTACAAGCGGTTCGCCTTCTGTTTTTGGTTCTATTACTGCAACAGGCGGCGGCGGTGGGGGTGGACACGCTTCCAGTTCTCCGTATCAACCGGCTCCATTAACTGGCGGTTCTGGTGGCGGTGGATCAAACGGGATCGCGGGAGTGGCAGGAACTTCAGGGCAAGGTAATGCAGGTGGAAATGGGGGACCTAACTCATCGCCATTTTGCGGTGGTGGCGGTGGCGGTGCGGGCGGTGTTGGAGCGGATGGTTCTACGTCGGGTGGGAATGGCGGTGCAGGACTTAATTGGAATAGTTTAGGGACGTTCTATGCTGGCGGCGGTGGCGGTAGTTGCGATAGTTCGGGCACTGCTGGAAGTGGTGGTTCTTCAATTGGCGGGAATGGCGGTAAATCTCCTAGCACGGGTGGAAACGCATCACCAGCTAACAGGGGTGGCGGTGGTGGTGGTGGTTCAACAACCGGCGGATCTGGAAGTAGCGGTATTGTGATTGTGCGTTATTTAGAGACGTTTGCTCCCGCAGCATCTGCAAGTGTTTCTCCAACAACATCTGGTGGTTATCGGTATTACACCTTTCTCGCTAACGGTTCAATTACGTTCTGAGGCACAACATGGCTCATTTTGCAAAACTGGATCAAAACAATGTTGTGCTTGAAGTTAATGTTGTTGACAACAATTACTTGCTTCAAGACGGCGTTGAATCAGAAGCCAAAGGCATCCAATTTCTTATAGATTGGTCTGGCGGGTATTCCAACTGGAAACAAACTAGCTATAACTCCAAAATTCGCAAGAACTACGCTGGCATTGGTTACACTTATGATGCAACCCGCGATGCTTTTATCCCGCCACAACCGTTTCCGTCTTGGGTTTTGAACGAAGATACTTGTCTGTGGGAGCCTCCTGTCGCCTATCCAACGGACGGCCAGCCATATCAATGGGATGAGGCAACAACTTCTTGGGTTGCACTCCCAACCGAATAATGTAATATAACCGTACCGGCGCGGATCACCGGGGAATCTCAGGATTCAAAATGTCCGAAGAAGTAGTAGCGATTGAAGCGGAAGTAGCGCCCGCGCCGGAACTGGATGTCACGGCGACTCCAGAACCTGTAGATACGCCGGAAGTTGCGACCAAGACCTTCACACAAGAAGAGCTTGATGCAGCAATCCAAAAACGTCTAGCAAGAGAACAGCGAAAGTGGGAGCGTGAGCGTCAAGCACCGCCGCCCGTTGCCGTTGATGTCCCGCCTGTAGATCAGTTTGATTCGGTTGATGCGTATGCAGAAGCCAAGGCAATCAAGTTAATCGAGCAGCGCGAACAGCACCGCCAACAGACGGAGATTCTTGAGGCATATCACGAGCGTGAAGAAGAGGCTCGGACCAAGTACGATGACTTTGAACAAGTCGCGTATAACCCGACTCTCAAGATCACAACCGTGATGGCGCAAGCAGTTCAAGCCTCTGATGCTGGCCCTGATATAGCCTACTATCTCGGGTCCAACCCAAAAGAAGCTGATCGCATTTCCCGTCTTAGCCCGATCTTGCAAGCCAAAGAGATTGGACGCATTGAGGCTAAAATAGCTAACGATGTTCCGGTCAAACGTACTACGTCCGCGCCCGCACCCATTTCACCTGTAACTGCAAGAACCGCTGGCAATCCTAGTTATGATACGACCGATCCTCGGTCGACCAAGAGCATGACTACTTCGGAATGGATTGAAGCAGAACGGCAACGTCAGATCAAGAAATGGCAAGCTCAGAATCGCTAACTCTTTTTAGGAATTACCATGTCAAATAGCATTCTTACGATTGACATGATCACTAGGAAAGCCCTAGAGATCTTGGAAAACAATCTGGTTCTTACCCGTAACGTCAACCGCCAATACGACGATTCTTTCGCTGTTGAAGGCGCAAAGATCGGTTCGACCCTGCGTATTCGTCTGCCCGACCGCGCTCTGGTAACT